AAAACTTTAGCTTAGATACATTTGAAGTTGAAGCAGACGACGACATGGGCGGCGATCCAACAGACGATATGATGGCAGACCTAGGCATGGACGACGAAGATGGTGAAGGCGACGACGATATGGGCGATGCAGAAGATGATGCAGACGTTGAAGATCGTGTTGAAGACTTAGAAGATGCATTAGACGACCTTAAAGCTGAATTTGAAAAAATGATGGCTGGTGACGACGATGGCGAAGAAGCTGACGACGATGCCGAAGGCGACATGGATGCTGAAGAAGAGCCAGAAGAAGAAGCAATGGCTTTTGAAGCAGCAGACGAAGAAGTTGAAGAAGCAGCAGACGAAGAAGTTGAAGAAGCAGCAGACGAAGAAGTTGAAGAAGGCGAAAAGTCAGCAACTGAAACAATGCGCGAGTATGTTGAAAAAGTAACAGCTACAATGGGTGACAACGGTGTAAACGGTAAGTCAGCAGTAGCAAAACCAAACAACATGGGTGGCACAAGTGCTAACATTGCAAAAAATGCAGTAGCAAGCGATCCAGAAGCTGGAGCAGGTTCAACTGTTAAAGGTTCAGCACTTAGTGATACAAGTGCAAAAGACATTGGTACTGGTAACGTTAACGTTCCTGGTGGCAAGGCTGCAAAAGCAGGTAAAACTGTTCCTGCAGGGCATGGCGCAGAGAAAAAAGGCGCTGGCGAAACTGCTGACAAAGCCGCAGGAAGTACTTTAAGTAAAGTATCGACTAGAGCTAAGTAAGCAAGGTTAAGGAAAACTAGATGATAAACCTACGAGAGCATTTGACATTCGACCAAGCTAATATAGTACTTGAGAATGCCAACGAGGGGAAAGACCTTTATTTAAAAGGTATTATGATCCAAGGTGGCGTTCGCAATGCTAATCAGCGAGTGTATCCTGTAAATGAAATAGGCAGGGCTGTCAAAACTCTCAATGATCAAATTACTGGAGGATACAGTGTTCTCGGAGAAGTTGATCATCCAGAAGGACTTAATATAAATATCGATCGTGTAAGCCATATGATCACGGAAACGTGGATGGAAGGTGATAACGGTTACGGTAAACTAAAAATACTACCAACACCAATGGGAAATCTAGTTAAAACGATGCTTGAGGCAGGCGTTAAACTAGGTGTCTCGTCGCGTGGTAGTGGTAACGTATCAGAAGACGGAAGCGGAAACGTTTCCGACTTTGAAATAATCACTGTGGACGTTGTGGCTCAGCCTAGCGCCCCTGGTGCATATCCTACAGCAATTTATGAAACATTAATGAATACACGTGGGGGAATGAAGGCATGGGAACTAGCACAGGCAACTAAGCACGACATAAAGGCACAAAAGTATCTTAAGGAATCACTAATCAATATGATTAGTAAACTCCAATGAAACAGGAGAAAAAGTAATGATAGATGCACTAAAAACTCTATTTGAAAATGACGTTGTTTCAACTGAGATTAGAGATCAAATTGAAGAAGCTTGGGAATCAAAGATTCAGGAAAACAAAATGCAGGCAACTGCTGAGTTACGTGAAGAATTTGCTTCAAAGTATGAGCACGATAAGTCAACTATGGTTGAAGCTATCGACTCAATGCTATCTGAGCGTCTTGCTGAAGAGATTACAGAGTTTGTGGAAGACCGCAAGCAGCTCGCAGAAGCAAAAGCAAAATATGCTGTTGCAATGCGTGAAAATGCTAATCTACTGAAGGGTTTCGTCGCTGAGAACTTAGCAGGCGAAATTAAAGAATTAAGAGCAGACAAACTAGCAATGGCTGAATCATATGCCAAGTTAGAAGAGTTTGTTGTTGAATCTCTAGCAGGTGAAATTGCAGAATTTGCAGAAGATAAAAACGACTTAGCTGAAACCAAGGTACGCCTTGTACGTGAAGCTAAAACACACTTCGCAAAAGTTAAAACTAACTTTATCGAAAGAAGTGCTACAGCAGTATCTGAAATGGTTGGCAAATCACTTAAAGGTGAAATCCACGCATTGAAAGAAGATATTGACGCAGCACGAAGCAACGACTTCGGTCGTAAGATATTTGAAGCATTTGCTAATGAGTATACAACTTCACACTTGAATGAAAATTCAGAAGTTAGTAAGCTTATGGACGTATTAAATGTTAAAGATAAGCAATTAGTAGAAGCGAAAGCATTTGCTACTAAAGCAAAAACTCTTGCAGAATCAGTTAGTAAAGATAAGTCTAGACTTATTGAATCAGCAAAGAGAACAAAAATTATGAGCTCATTGATTTCGCCACTAGGCAAAGATCAGCGTGAGATTATGACAGACTTACTGGAATCAGTACAAACCGATAGACTTCAAAAATCTTTTGACAAGTACTTACCATCAGTTATTGACGGAAATACTCCAGCAAAGCGTAAGGCACCCCTTACAGAAGGCAAAGAAATCACAGGCAACCGTACGGAACAACCAAAAATGACAACTAAAGCAGACGAATCTAATGTATTAGACATACGTCGTCTTGCTGGATTAAATTAAGGAGATAATGATGTCAGAACTATTAGAATCACGCTGGGTAGACACCAAAAACGCACTTCTTGAAGGCCTGCAAGGCAACAAGAAAAGCGTAATGGCTGCTACACTAGAAAATACTCGCAGATATTTGTCTGAGAGTGCAACAGCTGGCGCAACATCTGCAGGTAACGTAGCTACACTTAACCGTGTAATCCTACCAGTTATCCGTCGTGTAATGCCTACTGTTATTGCTAACGAACTAGTTGGCGTACAGCCAATGACTGGACCAGTTGGTCAAATTCACACATTACGTGTACGTTATTCAGAAACAACGAATGACGCATCAGCAGGTAACACTGATACTACAGCAGGCGAAGAAGCTCTAAGCCCATTCAAAATTGCTGAAGCATATTCCGGTGACCTAGCTAATGCTAAAGCTGCAAGTACTGCTGCTTTAGAAGGTGCTGCTGGACGTAAAATGTCAATTCAAATCTTGAAGCAGACAGTAGAAGCTAAGACACGTAAATTGTCAGCTCGCTGGACGTTTGAAGCTGCACAAGACGCACAGTCTATGCATGGTATTGATGTTGAAGCTGAAATCATGGCAGCTCTTGCACAAGAGATTACTGCTGAGATCGACCAAGAAGTAATTGGTTCACTAGTAACTTTGAGTGGCACTGCTGCACAAACTTACAACCAAACTACTGTAAGTGGTACAGCTACTTTCGTAGGTGACGAGCATGCTGCACTAGCTGTTCAAATCAACCGCGTAAGTAACTTGATTGCACAGCGTACACGTAGAGGCGCAGGTAACTGGGCAGTGGTATCACCATTTGCACTAACTATCCTACAGTCTGCTACAACTTCAGCGTTCGCAAGAACAACTGAAGGTACATTTGAAGCTCCAACTAACACTAAGATGGTTGGTACTTTGAACAATGCAATGAAAGTATATGTTAACACATATGCAGCTGATACAGCACCAGTGCTTATCGGATACAAAGGCGCAAGTGAGTCGGACGCAGCAGCGTTCTATTGCCCATATATCCCACTAATGAGCTCAGGCGTTGTACTTGATCCAGGTACGTTCGAACCAACAGTATCATTCATGACACGTTATGGATATGTTGAGTTGAACAACACTGCATCATCGCTTGGTAATGCAGCTGACTACTTAGGTCGTGTTGAAATTACTGACGGCAACGTTAGCTTTAGCTAAGTTTTACTAACACAGTAAAATTAAAAGGGCTCCTTTGGGGGCCCTTTTTTAATGGCTAAATATTGCATATGAAAAATATCTTACTATTCTTATCTCTAATATTTCTATGTGCATGCGACTACAGTGTCGAGTCAGCAAACGCCCACAGTAATCCTGCATTAACTGCATCACAATACATTAACTATTCAGAAAATACACATAGAGCTGAACTTGCAGCTTATATAGGAGTTGATCCTAAACGTACAGAATGGTGCGCTGCTTTTGTTAATGCTGTATTAACTGAAAGTGGGGTACCTAACAACACATTACACATGCATCCATATGCTGCAAGAAGTTTCTTAGATTGGGGAACAACAGTTAAAGAACCTATACCCGGAGACCTTATAATTTTCCCAAGAGGAAATATTAGCTGGCAAGGTCATGTAGGATTTTATATAAGCACTACTATAATAAACAATACAAAATACTATTACATTTTAGGCGGAAATCAAAGTAATAAAGTTTCTATAGACTTATATCGAGCAACCCGCGCTCTAGGTATACGCCGCTACTCAATGTAATTGATAAATACTAATGTCGATAATCGTGCCGTATTTACGGACTTATGCAGAACTGACCCACTGCGTAAACCTAGAACGTTTTAAAGGAGAAAACAAATGGGAAGACCACTAAATAAGAAATTTTTCGGAGCACCTACAGCAGGCGGCAATGAAATTAAAGTTGCGTTTTTTAACGGAACAGAATCAGTAAACGGTTATATTGTTAAGCAACTTGGAAGTAAGAAATTCCGTTGCACCGATGGTGTAGTTGAAAAAGATTGCTT